GATGAATTTGAAGTTGGCATAGCTGTTGCAGCTGTCCAACTAGATCCATTATAAGTTTCAGTGTTATTTGAACTTCCAGGAAATAAATAACCTCCTGCACCTAATCCTGCTGTTTGAGTTCCTGCTCCTGATATTCCTGTACGAGATGTATTTAAATTTCCACTATTAGAATATCCTAATCCATTATATTCATACGTTGCATCCTCTGCATTATTAGCTGGACTTGATCCACCAAATATTAAAGATGCTGTGTTTATACCAGCTCCTCCTGATTGATTTGTAGCTATTGGAAGAGGTGTAGAACTAGCCCATGCTGATAAAACTAAAAGATCTCTATATTTTCCATCAGTAGAGTTATACCAAATTTGACCTTCTGCTTGAGCATTGTCAAGATTTGAAGATACAAATTTAATTCCTTTTCCTACTATACTTTTATAATCACTCATAATTTTAACTTGTTGTTACTATTTCTACATTTAAGGCTGAAGACTCTCCTGTAAATTCTTCTGTTTTATTTGAACCTCCCGTATCATATCCTCCTGCAATTATATTTGCAGTTGAAGGACCACCCGCACCACATGCACCTCTTGCGGTTCCTAAATTTGGTTGTGTTGCATAAGCAGTTCCATCATATGCTTGTGTTACAGCTGTATAAGCTGGAGCAACATATCCTCCGGACATAAGAGCTGCTGTTGAAGTACCACTTGATCCTGCTCCTTGAATAGCAGTAACTAGAGGTCCTCCTGCTGTCCAACTTGCTCCATTCCATTCGTTAGTTGTTGTAATTCCTGCTGGAGGACTGCTATATCCACCAGATACTATAGCTGCGGTTACTGTTCCTGCAGCATTTCCATCTATTACACTAATCGGATAAGAAGTTTTAGCTGTCCAACTTGTTCCATTCCATTGTTCTACAGCTGCTGTAGCAGGGTTGTTACCACCTGTTGCTAATGCGTTGTCTCCATTAGATCCAGTAGCGGATATAGAATTTCTTCCTGTATTTAAATCATTTTTTTCAGACCAACTTGTTCCATTCCATTCTTCAGTTACTCCTGTACCTGGTGGTATAAAGCCACCATAACACAATGCAGAAGTAAAAGATCCACTACCTCCGTGTCCTCTTCTAGCTGTATTCATATCAGCTTCTTCTGCCCATGTTGCACCATTAAAGGCTTCATTTTTTGCAGTATTAGCAGTTGTATAACCACCAAAAACTCTAAATGCAGTTTGAGTTCCAGTAGTGGACGATCCTTTATAAACTTGAGTTGCTGTATTCATGTTAGTAGTAATAGACCATGCTCCAGCTGTAAATTTATTTGTGCTTGCATTATATTCTTCTACATTAGCTAATGAAGTACTACTTGTTGGTCTTCCACCTGCTAACCAAGTGCTTGAAGTAGTTCCATTTAATGCACTGCATCCAAACATTCTAGCTGTTGCCATACTTGGTTTTGTCGTCCAAGAAGTTCCATCGTAAGACTCTGTTTCTGCTCTAACAGTGTCAGGAGGGTTTGTAAGTCCTCCTATAGCTAAAGCTGCTGTTTGTATTCCAGAACCTGAAAAATTTCTTCTAGCTAAATTTAAATTTCCACTTGTTGTCCAAGAGGCTCCATTATATTCTTCTGTTTGATTTAAATTACCAGGACTTCCTTCTCCACCAAAACATAAAGCTGCATCTTGTGAACTACCAGCTCCACCTGTACCTGTTTTGGTTTGACTTAAAGTTCCACCTGTTGTCCAAGAGGCTCCATTATATTCTTCACAAATATCTCTTTCAGTAGGTGCTGGACTTCTTCCAGCCCATCCTAAAGCTGAAGATTGAGTTCCACAACCTGTTGAATTAAATCTAGCAACATTCATATTATTACCACTGGTCCACGAAGATCCATCATATTCTTCTGATGCATTTGATCCTGCTGGGTTAGGTGGAGGATATGTGTAACCACTAAAACCTAAACTTGCGGTTTGAGTTCCTGCTCCTGCTACATATGCTCTTGGAGTATTCATGGTTCCGCCATTTGACCAACCATTTCCATTATATTCTTCTGTTGCACCTGTTTTAGTATCTCCTCCTGTATCACCACCAGAGACTAATCCTGCTGTTGCACTTCCTGTTCCTGCTGAAATATATCTTTTTGTAGTTAAAACTGTACCACTAGACCAGGCTTCTAATAATGGAACACCTTTTAATATTCCAGTTGATGAGTTGTACCAAATTTGACCTTCTAAAGGATTCGTTGGATCTGAACTAACCTTTAAGATTTTTTGGCCTACTATAGATTTATAAGTAGTCATTAATCTCCTTAATTATTCTTTAAGAGCCAACCTTGAGTACTGTCTACGTACACTAATGTATTTCCTGCTCTTTCTGTTCCAACCGTTAAACTAGCCGTAGATCCTGCAATTTTTTCTGTTCCATTCGGATCGATCGTTAAATTGTTTGTATCAAAAGTTCCTGCATAATCTATAAAAGAAATTTCATCTCCAATATTACCTGCAGGTAAATCCATTTCTATTGCATTACTTGTAGTATTAATAAAATAACCTTCACCTGCTACAGCTGTAAATGTAGCAGAAGTTTTTACTGCCTGCCAAGAAGTTCCACCTGATACTTCGGCAAAAGATAATTGACCAACACCTGTTGCTCCAGATCCTGTTACTGATGCAACTTTTAAAAATCTATCTGCTGTAACATTTCCAGTGGGAAATTTAAGTTCATAGCTCTGCCCTGAACTGTGTGCAGGACTGGTTAGCTTAATCCCATGCGAATTATTTTCACAATTGAGCTGAATTGAGCCTGGATTTGTTGCACCCATAACTTCAAGAAGACCAGTTCCTTTTGTTCTTAATTTTAAATTAACATTTGAATCACTTCCATTTGCACCAATTTGTGGTCCTGCACCTGTTGCAGCATTAGTTATATCAACAAAGTTTACTGCTGATCCAGTTGTTTCAAAAATTAATTGTTCATTTGCATTTTCATCTCTGATACCGTGAGCATCATCGAAGTCTATCATGAAAGAGTTAGTATCTAAATTACCACCTAATTGTGGTGAAGTATCATCAACTACATCTGCAGCTAATGATATTGTAGAAATATTTGGATTAGTCCCATCGTCTCCTTTTGCATATGCAATTACAGTTTTACCATTTGCAACTGTAGCTGAAGTTCCTGTACCACTAGCATATTTAAATACGACGTTTTGTGATCCAGAAGTTGCATTTTTTAAAAAATAAAAGTTTTGTACGTCTAAAGGTATTGTAACATTTCTTGAAGCTGTAAGAGCCCCTGTAAATTCTATGACTCTGTGTGCAAGAGTTGCACCAGTTCCACCATCAGTTGCTGAAAGAGTTGTATCTGCGCCATCAGTTACTGCTTGAGTTGTATAACCGCCAGATATTTGTTCTACGATTTCTAAATTAGTATTTGTTTTTGTTCCCCAAGTTCCAGCGTTTTCACCGGTTGCTTGTTTTTCTATACCCAATGGGGTGTATGTTGATGCCATAAATTATCTCCTATTATGCAGCGTCACTATAACTTGTATTTGATCCAGTTGCAACATCTGAATAAGTATCATTCGAACCTGTTGAAACATTGTTATATGATATATTTGAACCTGGGTCAACATCACCATAAGCAAAAATATCTACAGCTCCGACATTAAACGAAGCTGTTACTCCAGTCAATCCTACTGTAATTTGAGGTATAGTTATTGAACCAATATTAAACGAAGCTGATACTCCAGTTAAGCCTAATGACATATCATTAGGATCTATTGACCCTACACTTAATGTTGATTGAATACCTGTTGGATTAGCTACTGCTCCACCTAATCCAACTATAGATCCTAATGTAAACTCTGAAGAAACACCTGTTAAGATTGCAGTATCATTTGGTATAGTTACTGTTCCTAAACTAGATGTAAGTGATAAACCTGTTAAACTTGCTTCTTGAGAAGACGAACCTATTGCAGTTCCTTGAGATAATGTAATTTCTTGACCAGAAAGAATAGCTGTTTCATTTGGTGCAAATGCAGTTCCTTGAGATAATGTTAAATCTAAACCAGTTAAACCGATAGTCATGTCAGCAACTACAGGAGCACCTAAAGATGCTGTTAAAGAGAAACTAGGTAAACCAAAAGTTACATCATTTACTGTTAACGAACCAACTGAAAATGTTGCGGATAAAGAAGTGTCTATATTTACAGGTACAAAAGCTTCACCTTGTGAAGATGTTATTTCAAAACTTGTAGGTGTTATTACTTGATCTGGTACATCAACTGAACCAATGCTAGATGTAATTTGTATGCCTGTTAAAGAAATAGAAACAGTTTGATCAGAAAGATCTCCCCATCCACCTGAACCACTCCAGGCTTGTGCACCCCAACCTGTTTTTAAAGTTGTGTCTTCATTCCAATTAGCTTGGCCCCAGGTAAACCTGCCCCATCCTGAAGTCGTCGACATGGTCGACCTCCTATGCTAATCTGATTATTGCGGCTGTAGCGTCGTTTGCAGGAAACTCAATTTTAAAAGTTCCATTACTTGCTGTTTTGTCTCCACCAAAAGCGATTGCACAAACAGCATCAGTAGTAGACGAACCACCATTTGTTGTTGTATTATATATTAATGCACCGTTTGCAGTGAAAGAAGCTGAGTTATAAGTTATGTCACCAAAATCTGTAAATGCAGTTGTACTAGTTAATCCAACTCCACTATTAGTTAATGTTGCACCTCCTGCAGTATATGCAGTTCCGGATGTATTTGTAATTTCTTCTGATGTAGAATAATCTGTAGTTGTAGCATTTAACGTTGCACTACTATCAAATAATGCAATTTTAAAAGTGTGTCCACCTGAAGATTCAAAACTGTGTTTACCTTGTAAAAGTTCTTGTTTAAAACTTGAACATATTGCTGATGTTATTGCCATAATTTATCTCCTACGGGTTTGCTGAGTTTACTGGAATACGAACAGCACCATCTGTGTAGTCATCTCTTCGTCTTCTGCCAACTTGTTCATTAGCAAACTTCTGTACTTCTTGTTTATATTTATTTTCGTAAAGTGTCAACATATCTATTGGACCTTTTAAAAACCCATATGCTTC